CATAGCTGATCTTGTAGGTGTTCCACAGAAAGTTTTAAAATTACAATCACAAGTTAATGCCGAAAGAGAACAGCAAGCTCAACTTGCAGAACAACAAGCACAAATGCAACAGATGCAACAAGTTGCAGACGCAGGAGGAAAGATAGCTCCATTAGCGAAGGCTTTGCCAGAAGAGGCAAAAGCTCTAGTTAATGCAGAATAGTATGGATCAAAAAGAACTAGAAAAAAAAATAAAACAACTACAAGAAGATTACAAAATAATATTCAATTCAGATGAAGGCTCTAGGGTCATGGCTGATCTTGAAAAAAGATGTCATTTTATGAATACCACTAACATCAAAGGTGATAGTCATGAAAGTGCATACATGGAAGGACAACGCAGCGTTCTTCTATTTATAAAACAAATGCTGCAAACAAAGGATAAATAAAATGTCAAGCGAACAGATAACACAGGAAACTGTGCCTGTAGAACAGACAACTACAGAAGCACAACCACAAGCAACACAATCAACTGTTGCCAAAGCAGACACACCTGCACCACAACCAACTCAATCATCTTGGAAAGATTCTATAAGTGAAGCATATAGAAACGATCCTAACATTGAAAAGTTTACAGAGATAGATGCACTTGCAAAGTCATACATCAATGCAACTAGAATGATTGGACAAGATAAGATGGTTGTGCCTAATAAAAATTTTACTGAAGATCAATGGGAAGAAGCCTATATGAAAATGGGTAGACCAGAATCTGCAGATAAATATTCATTAGATGTTAAATCAGATATTGTTTCTTTAGATGAACAAGCAATCAAAAGTTTTCAAGAACAATCTTTTAAGTTAGGTTTAAATAACGAACAAGCAAAAGGTGTCTTGGATTTTTATAAAAATAATATGGAAGCACAAAGTCAGCAAGCAAAGGTAGATGCAGAAACATCACAAGCTCAAGCTCAAAACTTACTTAGACAAGAATGGGGTAGAGATTATGATGCAAATATTTCTAAAGCTAAATCTTTGGCTGCTGCCAATCTATCACCAGAAGTTTTTGAGATGCAACTAGCAGATGGAAGTAGACTTGGAGATAATGTTGATGTCATTAAAGGCTTTGCAAAGATCGCAAACATGATGTCAGAAGATAAAATATTGTCTACTGAATCTGAAAACATGGATAGAAGTGAGGATATTCAAACTGAAATAGATCAGATTATGAATGATAAAAATGGTCCATATTGGAATAAATCTCACCCTAATCATGATAAAGTTGTTCAACAAGTTTATACTTTAAGGGAGATGATTAGTGGAAGTAAGTGAACATCTTAATGATGAAGAGATTAGACTTGAGATTTTAAGGATTGTAAAAGAAACAGGAACAGAGTTTCAGAAACAAGACCCCTTGCCAATCTGCGAAATTTATTATAAATGGATTAAAGGTAAGACAATTCGTAAGACAAGTTCCACGAACCTTACTGGCAAGAAGGAATAGACTTCTAGTCTAAAAGACTTAAAATCCAAGAGATGCCTGCGTAGGCGGATAACTTCTCTGATTGTTTAACATAAATGATAACAATGGGAGACTAATATGTCATCACAAGTAACTACAGCATTTGTACAGCAGTATTCTGCTAACATTCAAATGCTATCTCAACAAATGGGATCGTTATTAAGAGACAAAGTTCGTCTTGAATCTGTTGTTGGAAAAAATGCTTTCTTCGATCAAGTAGGAAGTGTAACTGCTGTTTTAAAAACTAGCAGACATTCTGACACTCCACAGATCGACACTCCGCATGCTAGAAGAAGAGTATCTCTTGCGGATTACGAATTTGCGGATTTAATAGATCAACAAGATAAAGTGAGACTCTTAATAGACCCAACTTCATCTTATGCTCAAGCTGCTGCTATGGCAATGGGTAGAGCTATGGATGACGTGGTAATCAGTGCCGCTACAGGAACTGCATTTACTGGCGAAACAGGATCAACTTCAACTGTATTACCTTCTGCACAGAAGATTACAGAAAGTGGTACTGATGGTTTAACTATTGCGAAGTTAAGAACTGCAAAAGAAAAGTTCGACTTAGCAAGTGTAGACCCATCAATCGCTAGATTTATCGTGGTATCCCCAAGACAAATCACTGATCTATTAGGTACAACTGAAGTAACAAGTTCAGATTTTAACACTGTTAAAGCATTAGCAAATGGTGAAATCAACTCGTTCTTAGGTTTTAACTTTATAGTATCAAACAGACTATCTATTGCATCTTCTAAAAGATCATGTATCGCATTTGCACAAGATGGTATTACATTAGCAGTTGGTAAAGATGTACAAGCTCGAATTGACGAAAGAGCTGACAAATCTTATGCTACTCAAGTGTACTACTGCATGAGCATTGGTGCTACAAGAATGGAAGAAGAAAAGGTAGTTGAAATACAAGCACACGAAGCGTAATAGAAGGAGGATATAATTATGGCTGATTCAATACAACAAGCTAAGATTGATTCTACACCTTCTGAAAAAGTAAAAGCAAACGAACTTGCTGGAAGAGTAAGAGTAGCTTTTGCTGAATATGAAGCGAGTGCAGAACAATCAACAATACACATGTTTAGCATACCAAATGGTGCGAGACTTTTATCAGGCTCAGTAGCGTATGATGCGTTAGGATCATCGACTACTATTTCTGTAGGTTACGCAGCACACACTAAAGCAGATGGTACATCTGAAAGTGCTGATGTAGACGAATATAAAGCTGCGGCTGCGTCTACTTCTGCTCAAAGTGTTGCAGTGTTAGACACGATTGCTTTAGGCAAAAATACAGTAACAGATGCTGACAAAGATGGTGTTCCAGTTACAGTTACATTAGCAGGTGCTAATGGTACTGGTACTATTCAGTTGCAAATGTTATATGTAATTGACTAATAACTAGAATTTTAGGCGGGGAAAGCGAGAGTGGAACCCGCCTAGGATGCAATGAAACAAATAAAAGATTTAAAAACAGTATTACATTTTAGAAAGGGTGATTATGTTTATCGTTATGTACTGGTAGACAGATTTAAAAATACAAGTAAAGTACATTATGGTTTTGATGCAAAGCTAGAAAGAACTGAGGCAGAAATCTTTGCGTTAGAAAAAGATAGACAGATTAGAAGAAAGTATATTATAAGGAAGTAGTATGGCATCAGTAGTAGATATTTGTAATGGAGCATTAAATCAGTTAGGTGCTACAACTATTGTTTCCTTAACAGAAGATTCAAAAAATGGCAGACTATGTAATGCTAGATACACTCAGATAAGAGATAGTGTATTTAGATCACACCCTTGGAACTGCTTACAGAAAAGATTAGAACTATCATCATCAACAGATACTCCTGCTTGGGGTTACAGTTTTAAATATGACCTACCGGGTGATTGTTTAAGATTACTTAGAATATTAGATTATGACTCAGATCATAAAGTAGAAGGTAGATCAATTCTATCTAATAACTCTTCTATGAAGATATTATATATCTCAAGAGTTACAGACCCAAATCAATATGATGAAAATTTAAGAGAAACATTATCAGCAGCATTAGCCGCAGATATAGCATACGCTATTACATCTAACAATACCACACAACAAAACATGCTAGCTCTCTATCAAGAGAAACTAAGAGATGCTAGATTTGTAGATTCAACAGAAGGATACAATACTACTCAAGAAGATGGAATGACAGATGTTATAGATGCTGGTACATTTATAAACGCAAGGTTCTAATACATGGCTAGAGTAGCTGCACAACTTACAAACTTCACAGCTGGTGAGCTATCGCCAAGACTAGATGGTAGAAATGATTTATCTAAATATCCTGCAGGATGTAAGACACTTGAGAATATAGTTATCTATCCTCATGGTGCTGCAGCTCGTAGACCGGGTACTCAATTCATAGCAGAAGTAAAAACATCTTCTGCAAAAACAAGATTAATTCCTTTTGGATTTTCAACAACACAAACTTACATTCTTGGGTTTGGAGATCAGTATATGAGAGTATACAAAGATAAAGGTCAAGTGTTATCAAGTGGAGTAGCTTTTGAAATATCTACACCATACTTAACTGCAGAACTATTTGATATTAAATTCGCACAATCTGCCGATGTGATGTACATAACGCATCCTAGTCATGCAACAAGAAAGTTATCAAGAACAGGTCATACAGCTTGGACATTAACAACTGTAGATTTTGTTGATGGTCCATACTTAGATACAAATACATCTACAACTACATTTACAACTTCAGCACATACAGTAGGAACTGGTAGAACTTTAACTGCTTCAGCAATCACAGGCATTAATAGTGATACAGGATTTCAAACAACAGATGTTGGAAGGTTGGTTAGATTTAGAGATGGTTATGGAAAAATAACTGCAAGAACAGATACATTAAATGTAACCATAGAAATATTAGTAGATATGGGATCATCTAGTGCTTCTACTGATTGGTCGTTAGGTGCGTTTTCAGATACCACAGGTCATCCTTCTTGCGTAACCTTCTTTGAACAAAGATTAGTTTTCGCTGCGACATTGAATAATCCGCAAACAATTTATTTTTCAAAGTCAGGTGATTATGAAAACATGGATGCGAATATTGGCGGAACTGTGGCTGATGATGATGCTATTGTTTATACGATTGCATCGAACCAAGTTAATGCCATAAGATTTCTTTCACCAACTAGAACTTTAATTATTGGAACTGCAGGAGGTGAGTTTGCAGTTTATGGAGGTGGAGATAACGATGCGATTACACCAACAAATATTATTATTAAGAAACAATCAAACTATGGTGGAGCAAATGTAGATGCTGTACCAGTAGCTAACGCAACATTATTTTTACAAAGAGCTAAAAGAAAAATAAGAGAACTAGCTTACAACTTTGATGTTGATGGTTATGTAGCACCTGATCTTACAATCCTTGCCGAACACATTACACAAGGCGGTATTACACAAATGGCATACCAAGAAGAACCTTTATCTATTATCTATGCTGATAGAGAAGATGGCGAATTAGTGGCAGTTACATATCAAAGAGATCAACAAGTAGTTGCTTGGCACAGACATATTTTTGGTGGTGCATTTGGAACTGGTAATGCAGTTTGTGAAAGTGTTGCAGTTATTCCTACAGACTTAGACGAATATG